GTTGCTACGTTTTCAATAACTTGTGTGTTGATTTGTGGTATCATTGTTAGTTCTTTTTGTCATAAAACCATTTTTGTGGTGTGATGATAGGGCGTCCTTGACTTATTGGGACAGCGCCCAATTGCAAAGCATAATTGTCGACTACTCTTGAGGCCACAGTCTCGGGCAGCTCATCTGGGCTCAAAGTCATAGGCATAAGGAAATTTTGACCTCCCTTATCCATATAAGTCTTCTGCGCCACAGCCATAGCAGCATCACTGTAAATTAACGGACCAGTCATGCTCTTGAAATCAGAACTACCATTAGAAGGAAACATATTACCGGCATCAGTAATAAAGCCATCACTCGTGGCTATAAACGCCAAAGCGGTACTCATCACGAGGTCATCATAGTTTCCTGCGCCATCTTCTGCTTCAGTCCTGCCAGTATCTCTACCAGACCTGTCTCTCTTGCGGACATAAATCTGAAGCTGCTTATACAATCTTTTGCTATAAATAGTCCAAGTATCATCAGGATCGGACCTAAGATAGTCGATCATATACTTGTTCAAAATAGCCTTGCTGGCCTGCGAAGTGTTATATCCATAAGCAGAAACCTTCAATGCACGCTGCTTCCGTCTAGTGCTAGTCACAGGAGTTGGCTTATCGTTAATATCTTTCTTACGCCACAATCTGGGATAAGCCATTTGATAGCGTAGCTCATCAATCACCATATCACCGCCATTATTCCGCTCAACTACAGTCATAGCGGTGTTGTAGTACCTTCCGACACGATCAACATATTTTACAAGATCACGTGGAAGAACCCTAGCCATAAATTCAGCCACTTGTTCTCTCGTATTCATGTCGAAGACTTGAATAGCACTATAATCCCTACCTTTACCAGTCGAAATATCAACACCCATCGCATAACTATGGGCATTCTGGCCGCGTTCAATGATCACACCGTTCTGGCGCTTCTCAGGCAGAGACAGAACAGGCTTTTTAAATATCCATAAACCTTGATCCGGGTCTTCAAAATCGAACGTCATCTCCTCGGAAGCGCCAGTGACAGGGTGAACGTAAATCTGCGTGCCCCTGACTTTATTCTCCGGCTCAGAGACTGTGGTACCAATGAAAGATAGAGCTTCTTTATCAAGCACAGTATTACCACTACCCACGAACGATGCTAAAATTTCTTGCTCGAATTTCCATGCCTCACCCTCACTCACGAGATCCTGATATTGGTCTTCCAGCCATGGTGACCAATAAGGACCATACTTCTTTTTCTCTTCTGTCGTCTTACATGGCCTGATGCCATCCCTGGGACATATGCGTCGCTTTGTTTTACTTAATGGGTCCATATATTCAATAACCCAGTCCATATCCCACCAATCGATGTTGATTGGGTTCCATCGGTTAAGACCAGCTTCTGCGTCTGTCCATGTATTCCAGTACCATCCGCCTATACCGTTTGTGGTTGAGATAGCGATAACCGATCCACCCATGTTTAGCGTAGGAGCAGCTGACGCCCACATATCGTCCATGCCCTGAATAAACGCTGCTTCATCGATAATGTTTAATGATGAGCTATTCGACCGCATAACATCAGGGTGACTGGTGAGGCTGCTTATTCTTGAGCCATTAGGGAAGATAACTTCGTGTTCTGTCTGCTTTACTGGTTTCCATACTTCTTGCATCCATTCTGGTAAATGATTAAATGGGAATAATACTTGTTCCCGCAGAAAACCCATAGCGTCTTCATTACGGCGAGACACGATAAGTATTGTTTTGTTGGGTTGAAACATCGCATACCATAATGCGAATGCTCCTGAAATCTTAGATGCGCCTACCTGACGACACTTTTTGAAAATGTTAAATCTCTGAGTCCTAAAGCATTTCAAAGCATACCGCTGATAGCTAAAAACATTAAACGGAATGATACCAGCCATTGGGTGTTTAATCTTGCCGAAATTACGCAAAAACCACGTACACGACTGCTGACATCTTTTAACTGTCTCTAGCTGAAACGCATCTAAAGCCATTTTTAATACTCATCTGTTGAAGCCATTGGTTCTGATAGTATTTGTTTTAGATAATCATCACCAGTCGCCACATTCATGTTATTATTATTAACGGTGATTGCCCCGGCCTTGGTGGCAGCTAGCATCTTAGCATTAGCCTCCATCATCTTAACAGCAATCATATTAACATTGGCTTTTACTTCTAGCAATTTCGTAAGATTGTCCGTGTAACCACGCGATGGATTTCTCCCCGCTTCTTGATCATTTCTGATTTCGCCGAACATCAAATCCACGACTTCTTGGATCTCTATCCTGTCCTTTTTACATGCGGATAGAACATCTTCAGTAACTGAGTCCATCATTTTATGATATGCAACTATATCAACCGGTAGTGGAGTATGCTCTATTACCTTGGCTTCTTGCACCACAGACGTATCAGCTATAATAATCTTCTCGGCCACCACGTCTGGTATATTGATACGTTCGTCTATATCACCATTATCTAATTCATCGAAAAGAGAGTCGAGATCACTCATCGTCAAGTTCTTTCAAGATCGCATGTGCAAAATTAGAGTCGATCAGGTTATTATCCATCAAATACTTGATGACATCTTTGTCTTTTACTAGTCCTGATAATTCTTTGGCCTTATCAAAATACTTGTCATCAGTCTTAGCTTCTTTTTGCTCTTCTTCATACATGGCTTTAACAGTTTTCGCGCTGTGTTTCCTACCTATGTCACCACGGCCATTATTTTTTTGATTATTACTTGGCTTACGTTTCGGTACCACTCTGCTGGTCATATTCGGTGCGCTTAATGGTTGGTGACCCTTGCGGTCAATATGAGAGTCTGTGGCGTTCCTTTGTACTCTTCTTCTGATTTTCTCTTGGACCCCTTCTGGGGTACTTTCTTTGATAAGACGATTAAAATCTTCGAGTGTGATCGTCTTATTGTCTATTTTTTTCAGGATTTCTTCAAGAATGTCCATTGTGTTCCTTATCCAAAGTCTTCTTCGTCGTTTATTACTTTCTTTCGATCATTCTTATATTCGCCTCTAATCCTGTTCACAGGGCTGTCTGTAAAATCGAAACTTTGATATTTAATATATTTAAACCAATTTGTGATAATGGCACGTGAAAGACCAGATTTATCCACAAGTTTACCGATCAACCCATCGTGAGGCTTGTCATCCTCTCTCACCAACAGCTCTAATGTCTCTATTATTTTTAAGAAGTCATCATTGTATTTTGATAATTGTCTAGCTTCAAGAATAAATCTTTCTATCATATTGTTTTGGGACTTGTTTCTAGACCCAAGATGGTTCATATAGTTATGACCATTCTTCCTATCTCTGCCTTCTTTTTTGATATAAGCCAAGATTACCGTTCTGGCTATCTGCGACCACATATTAAAAACTTTACTCATGCCCCTAAATATGATTGTCTCAGTACCACCATATAATCCTTGTTTAGGCAAGACATACGGATATGGTAAAAATTTAACATTACATATAGGACATTTATCAATCTTTTCAACAACATCATCTATAGTGATAATACCATATTGCTTCGGAGGTGGATCGTATAACAAAGAGTCTGAAGGTCTATCGGGATTAAAACAATTTCTACAATGCGGTCTCGATCGATATTTATAAAGCGTTCTCTCAAGCTGGCACCACGCAGTTTGCAGCAAATCACCAAAAGCAGATTCTTCAGCACCGGGATAAATCGTATGCAAACCCTGCTTACGTATAATCTGCCTGATCAATTCGGTCGCATGGCTCATTATTTCATCGCGAAGTTCAACCCTCGTACACCCAGTCCAAATGTACTGAGTTAAATTCCATTCTACTATCTCATTAATGAAATAAAGTCGACGCATGGGCGGCGCTTCTGATACTTCTACCTCTACTTCTGCCTCCACATCGACAATCAACTCATCTAGCACTAGTTCTTCTGGCGCATCCACGATGATCTCATCAGACATTTACATTACTCCATGTTCTAATTATATACTGCCTAAATTATACTAAATATTTCTTTGGAATTCTATAACGCGAACTAATAAAATCTTCGCCAGGCATGATACCCTTAGGCAACACTATCTTCGTAGGATATCCAGCATCAATCATCGTCTTCAATCGCTCTTTACTATGATTATAAAGATACTTGTTGTTTCTAAACATAACATCAAAAACCTTACTCTTACCCTTTTTATTTCTCCTTAATGCTCTACCAATCTTCTGAAGAAACTCAGACCTCAATTTCCCACCGCAAGCAAGAACCATGGTCTCACAACCGCCAGCGAGATCAAGGCCACGATTTATGATCTTACCGCCGATTAAAACCTGAATTTCCCTACGCTCAAAAGCTCTAAAAGCTTCATTTCTCGCTGCCTTAGGTGTCTTGCCATAAATGAATTCAGCTTTTAAGCCCATCTGACACAGTTCGTCTTTTAATCTCAGCCCTATAGCTTCCCTCTCGACGATGACAAGCGTGCCATCGTCGTTTACAGAATACTTTTTGCATATGTTATTTAATAAATGATAATACTTAGGGTTGTTAGTCATCTGCTCATCATAGGCTATGTCATAAGCAGTAGAATCGCTAATACTACCATCAAGCCCAAAACCGACCATAAAGTATTCACACGGGATGATTCTTCCTAAATCAGTAATGTGCTGCCTAGTCTCGCTTACTATAATAGACCCAAGATGTTCCTGTAATACCATCGCTTCAACAGGCTTAGAAGGATCATACGGCGTACCTGACACACCATATCTTCTCCGAGCCTTAACATAGTATCGAAAAAGGCTCTTCCAAGCATCAGACACAGCCCTGTCGCATTCATCCACAATAATCATTTCAGCATTTTGGACGTACTTTAAAAGAACTTTAGCATTCTTCTTTCTCGTTTCAAACGCAGATATCTTCCTCTCCCAACCTTCGACTCTCTTGGCGTATGCTTTATCGGTTTCATCCTTTTTCTGCGTCGGATACTCAGGGATCTTACTAGGAGCAGATAGTGATTGGATCGATCCCACTACTATCAATTGGCCGTTTGGTCTCTTACCAGCGTAAAACAAACCGACCTCTTCAGTAACGTCCCGTAATTCTAACCGTTGCTTTATCTGATCAACCACGATTGTTTGGTCAGCTAATATGATGGTCGGGCATTGTATTGCTTTACATATACCACTTAATACTTCTGTCTTTCCGGCCCCTGTTGGCAGGTCTATTATACCGACTTCTTCTTCTACAGCCTTTTTAATCGCATTTATTTGATATTCTGCTAGTGTAATGCCAGGGAGAAAGTCTTCTTTTATTTCTTCTGGGTCTATAGGCTCGTATTTCCATGGCTTTCTTTTATCGACTATATCAAGCATTAGATTCTTTTTGGCGCATATGTTTTTGAGATAATTTAATAGTGGTCTAGCTATGCGCTTTTTGGCTCTGTTGTATTTCCTAAAGACGCCATCCCAGTTACCTAATTGGGTGGGATCGATATAGCGGTTTGGTCTAGTGACACTAAATTCTACCCATAGTATGTCTTCTTCGACATGCGTTATGTGGGAGAAGTAGATGTGCTGGTTGTCGTGTATTTCTGCTATCATATTTTAAAAATACGAGAATGGGCCAAGAGTAATCCTGGCCCATAGTATCATATTTAGCCCTGAAAATCAGTCTTGGCTGACGGCATCAAACCAATTGCTTTGCGCGTATTACAAAATCCATCCAATTAATGGTAAACTGTCTATACCGCTGATGTAGGCTATCAAAAGCATCTTTTACTTCTTGATACCCTTCGCCTCGAACCGGAGTATTATACTTGTTATAAATCAGGTTACCACGCAAACGATTTACTATTTTTTTTAATTCTTGCATTTTTTCTTCAACAGCATCTGGAGTTTCGGGTTTTAGGGTAACATGCGTATCAGTGGCTTTTATGATATTCATTGTCCGAGCCCCCATTATTATTTCTTTACCAACCATATCTGCAGTGCGAGTAACACCGACTATATTCTTTGCTTCGTCGCGGGATTGTTTATGGCCCACATATTTCTTAGTAGCGTCTTGATATTCTGGGGTCTCTGGACGAATCGCGGGCGTATCTTTCTTAGCGTAATGAGGTACACCAAATTGATTATATGAATCTCGATGCCGATCAGCCTCTGAAATAAAAATATCAGGGTCTTCGGTTATAAGACTAGCTATAATGCGAATATTGGCGGATTCAAACACTCTATCTTTAGAACGACGGCCAATGTTTTCATAAATCATATGATTAGCTCCTAAATTATCTTTGTATAATAAAGTGGCCAGAAGTTTAGCTTCTGGCCACCACCATCCTCATACTATATCAGACCGCACAAGAATCACTGTCGCAGAAATTAGACCCTTCTTCCTTACCATAGTAAGAAGAAAAATCCAAATCGCTCAGCTTAGCATTGTAGTCCAAAACCTCTTGCTCAGTACAAGGCTCATAAGGAGCTTGAGCATAACCGTGATTCGAATGAGGCAAGAAGCAAACACTCTTCAGCTGGTCTTCATATGCCTCAAGAACACTAACTATGTCCTTAGCCTCTTCAGCCTTAAACTTGATCGTCACAGACACTTGATTGTCAGCCCAGTATCTCTGATAATCCACAGTATTAGCCACCTGTTCCCAAATGGAAATCTCATCGGTAGGCTTAACTCTAGGATCAGACACAGCAAATTTCACAACCACAGTATTTGCAGGGTCAGTAACAGACGGTTCTACATGATACCCAGCATCTTTAAGAATCTGGACCAGAGGGCTATCGTTCTTCACACGAACCCGACGCCAATAATGCTGAGCCTCAGGATAATGGATACCTGGGGTACAACCAGTCAGCAGACTCACTGTCCCAGACGGCTTAACACTAGTGATCTTGATGCTCTGCGGAATACACAACCACTTGCTATAAACCTTGTCCCATTGCTTGATTACGTTGTAACCTTCGTCGCAGAACTTGTTAAGCACTTCACGTCTACCAAACTGCGAAAAAGCTTGAACGATCCCACTCTGACTAAGACCAATACGACGATTACGGAGCATAACCGCATTAGTGCGGGCCGAGTGAGTAGGAAGAAGAGTAACAGTCTTAGCGTAGAGGAAGGCAAACTTCAACGTCCGCTTATAGTCTTCATCATCCTGATGTAAGCTAGGAAATGACTCGACTAAGCAGCAAAGCTCTGAATCTTCTAACGATTGTTCACTGCATGGGTTACTACCCACGACCTCCCCATCAATACCCTCTTTATAACCGTCAATCATCCTGCCGAAATTCCTGCAATTGTCAAGCCATAAGAAGCCAGGCTCGCCATTAGTAGCAATATCCTTTTCATATTGCTTGTAAGGCATACCAACCTTAGCGAAAACACTATTGTTGCTAGCCCAACGATGATTATTGAGTGCCGACCACTGAATAGTGCCTTGAGTAAGCAATTCGATTTCTTCTGTGGTAAGACTAGAAGTATCGAAATCGGAAACGTGCAGATAAGCTACAGAATTGGTGGCTCTGTCCCAAGCCATGCCCTCTTTTTCTTGAATAATTGACTTAATATTGTCTGGCATGAAAGCATAAGGATTTTTTAATGATGAGTACTCTTCATCACCTGCTTCTCCAAAGGCTATCTGGGCAGTTCGTCTGATGTTTCCTGCCACAACGCACTTGCCAATATAATTCATAAGATCAACAATATCACCGCTGCTCAATGTCTTGCCGACTTTCCTATCGAGATGCGACCTAAACATCTGGTGCATGTCAGACAGTATACCAACGCCAGCAGCATGTCCACCAAATCCGGATATTGGTGTTCCTGCTGGTCTGATCTTCTCATAATTAAAGACCACCTCACCATTGCCAGCTTTTTTAGTGTAAGAGTGGAGCAGTGTTCTTAATGAGTCAACCCAGCCTTCACGGCTATCGTGGACCTCATATTCCACATATTTCGCCGGATTTGGCCGCTGTATCTCTATTTGACCAGCGCCTTTGGTGTCAAATCCGATACCGACTCCCAACATGCTCATATCCATCATGAAGCAGTATGGCTCAGCCGGGTCTGTATGGCGTTTCATGTCTGTGGATGTCATCCCACAGTTGTTTAGGGCGGCTGAGCCTCTTTGGTACATGAAGTCAGTGCCCATCATCCAAAGACCACGACCGGGTGGCAGGAATTTAAATGACCACATTCTGTCGAACATTTCTTGTGCGCTATCTTGCGCTTTATCATAATCCCATGGGATGTGGATTGATAGGCAGTGCCGTCGCTGGATTTCGTAGCATCCTTCTACGACTCTTTTCGCTACGTCTAGAAATGATTCTTTTCCGCTTTCTGCTTTATCTCTTGAATATGTGCGATAGAAGACGAATTCACCTAGTCCGTTGAACCCGAAATTTGGCTTCTTGCCTTTATATGCTTCTAGGAATGTGTTGGTAAGCTTGAAGGGCTTGCATTCTTTGTAGGCTGGGCCAAAGTAAGTGTCACCTATGTTGACAATTTTAGGTGTTGGCTTTAGGATTTTGAATTTGCTTCCTGATTTCACTTCTACCACTGACATGGAATAGCTCCTCTGGCCTACTTTGTAGGTCTTTTCGATATGTTCGTAGCATGGCTTCCAAGACTATCGCCAGTTAAAATTTTGAGGCCAGAGGCAAGACCAAGAATCATAATTATGCTCTCATGCATTTATTATGTCCTTGATCATCTCAGAATCTCCGTGTTGGTCCAAAATTCTAATACGCAAGAGGTAAAGAGCAGCGTCAGAAGGTAGAAGCTGTCGCTCTTGAGGGTCGATCGTCGAAAGAGCTTTCATTGCACCAATAGCAGCCTTCGATAAGGCTAGATACTCTTTACACAGCTTCTTATTCATATAGTAATTGGTGATGTTTCTAAAACTCAAGCTATCCTGTCTCTTCATAAAGAAGACCTTCCTATCGTCGATCTTGCTCATAGACCTGACACTATCCTCTAACCTTACCCTCAGATTCTCATCCACGCCAGATGATTCCTGAAGCTTATTATAACATATCTTAAGCATGTTATGTTGGTGGAAAATCGATAAACCCTTGTTTAAGACCTTTAGATCTTTCGCGTACTTGACAGCCACATCGATGAACTTAATGCAGGTTTCGCGATTAAATTCCCATTCAACGAATTTGTTCGTTAAAGCCCTTACATATCTCCATTGATACGTCTTAGTATGATCTGAACATTGTGGCAACCTTAGCTTTATACCGTTCCGTAGATATGCATCGGAACACCATACCCAGACATCTTGCTCTTCTATCGAATCGGCAGTAATCATGACAGATCCTAGTAGCGATATTGATTCATCAGAACAACACACCGACATCTTTGCGGCAGATCATATAAATGCACTAGAGGTATTTGGCAAAGCTTGTGATGATGAAGGATTAAATACCGCGATAGCCATAGTAAAAGATCCTACCACAGGTAAACCAGTAATATTCGCACGCGGCCACATATATGACCTCGGCGTACTCCTAAACAGAGTGACCAAAAGTATCATAACCGATCTAATAAACGATCTTAGGTAGTCTTCTCATAATAGTAAGAAATCGAACGGTCCCCCAACACTATTATCTGGTTCTTAAACACCTGATACGGTGTTGGGTCTGATGGCTTATTGGAACCATCGCTAGTAGCAACACCATCTGCGACCAAGATGTTGCTTGATGGTGAGATCAAATCCGTATAAAGGATGCCATCAATAGCCTGCGTAGAATCAACTAATAAACTAGTGTAAAGCGATTGTCCCATTTCCCAATTGTTTAAATCAAAGAAAGCAGTGATGGCCGCCTCTACCTTCTCTTTCACTACTGAAGCTTCGGCATTTCTATGCAAGATGACATTGATCTTCAAGTCAACGCGCTTTTGATATCCAGAAAGCACTTCGACTGTGTCAGTTGCAACATTTAACTGGTTAACATAAGTCTGAAGAGCATTTCTGATGCCTTGATTTGGCGCGCTAAGATCCTGCATCAGGACATATAAGTCTACTATGTTAGCGTTGTATCCAGTACGCACAGTCGCTAGAGCTTTGCCAACGGTACCGAATGCTGGGTGCGAGAATGATTTAGCAGCCTGAGCATAATCTCCAGACGTTACTATCGACTTCTGTAAAGCATAGTCTTTTGGAGCCCTTTTCTTTGCGTCCTCTTTGCTTTCTCTATCGGTCCCACCAGAAGACGCAGTTATGTTCCTAAATCTAACGGATACTGGTACTGTGGCCGGAGACAATGGCTTATATTGGCGAGACGTGTCAATCACAAAAGAACCTATCCGCCCCCTGATCCCACCACCCACCCTATAGGTGACGCTAATAATGCTCCCAACTTTAGGGGCCTTACCAGTTACATCATCACCAAACCTCAAAGTGATCCCAGTCGATAGAATAGTCGCCTCAACCACCAAATCATTAGGACCATATCTCTCAATAGGCTCAAAAATCACAGTAAAATTCTGCTTAGAAGAACCATAGCTAACGCTTACAGTTATTGGCGATTCAAGGATATTATCGCCAGAAATATTAATAGATTGAGATGAACCACCAGGACTTAAACTATCAGGTGACGTGACAGTCTCACCCTCTATCCCAAAAGCAATAACCCCCCGCTTACCAGCAGGAATGACAATATCACTTACATAATCATTTGGAGATTTATAAATCTCATAAGTCAACACAGTATTATTAGCTGCGGCAGTATTAAGCTTAATCCCAGCAGGTAACCGAATATCAGTATAAGAGACGTTTTGAATAGAAACCTCTATGTCAGTCGTAGCAGGCGTCGCGTTTCTGATCTTCTGATTTATAAGAGCCAGATGGTTTACAACCGCCTCTTCTGTCGTGGCCGTTGGTAGGAATGCCTCATTTGCCAAGAGGTCAGCTCTAAGTGATAATTTTCCGACTATGGAACTGACGATTTCCACTAGCATTACTATGCCGTTACTAGCCACGAAATCATTAAACTGGTCGGGGAAATAAGTCTGAATGTACTCGTATATCGCTTTTCTAGACGTATCGAAATCTAGCCCAGAATAATCTATCTTCCTTAAAGACGTAGGAGTTAATGCTACCCCATACTGTTGGGGGCTGCTAGGTAAGTCAAATAGAGTCTTATCAGCCATTTTATGCCCCTATCAATCTGTCAATAGTAATAGTTATCTCTGGATTCCGCACCAGCGTGGCCACCAGAATGATATTCAACTGATTTGTGTCACCGACTTGTTTCAATTCTAGCCGAGTCACGCTGACGCGTGGATCATGTTCTCTTATGGCTTGCGATATAGAATTCTTAAGCATATTGAGAGTGGTCTCATCCATAGGCTCCATAATAGAACTACGCAATGTGGTGCCAAACGAAGGTCTATATGCTCTCTCACCAGGAATTGTCAATAACAACTGCAAAAGATCGTTTTTTATGAGCTGGGCGTCTTCTTGTCGAGAAAGAACAGTATTTTGGCCACCAATGAAGGGCGGATTGAACCCGTAAAGAAACGCACTCATTTTATTAATGCCCCTATGGTTCTCATATTATTAGACTGAGCTACTATATCAGCAGAAAGCTTTGCG